ATAGAAGATTCACATAACTGGACAATTCGAGATTTGCTTGGTGAGTTTCCAGACCAGGACACCAGGTATGAATGGGACCAGCGATTAAAAAATAATGATCCTCTCAGAACTTTTTATTTTAGAGAATATAAAAATATGAAAGGCGGCAAACCGCTACCAGATTATTTCGATAAATATAAAAATCAGTTTGATACAATCCTGGCAATCAATGTTGGTGGATCTACTGTTGGCCAACTTAGGCCCAGGGATCTAACTGTTGAGCATTGTGAAACTTACATTCTGCCAACACTATTTAACACTGGTAAAAAAGGTAAGCGAAGTTTTAAAACAGTAAAAGAAATGAGATCTGTTTTTAATAAGCTTATGGCATTTGGTAAGAGCAGAAGCTGCCTGGCACAAAATCCTATGCTAGATGCGGAGTTTAAAAAACCAGTGATAGAGCAGCAGCCTAAAATAGAAAAGCTTTCTACTGATTTTATACATGAGATAGATAGCCACTTGCCTAAATCAATAAGGCTAGCTTATAGGTTTGCTTGCGGTACTGGTCTGAGATCTGGTGAGCAACGAGCTTTGACCTGGGAAGATATTGATTTTGAAATGTCTGAGGTATCAGTTAGAAGAAGTGCAAAGCTCAAGGTTGTTGTTGATGGTGAGGTGCAGCAGCACGGAGTAGGCCTGGTTAAAACCAGCACATCAAACAGAATAGTGCCGATACCAGCTAACATAATGAAAGAGCTGAAAGAGCTTTACATAAAGCAAGGTAGACCAGCCAAGACAAACTTTGTGTTTGGAACAAAGTACAATACAATGGTTGGAAGAACCTGGTGGCGTGAGCAGCTACAAAAGGTTGTTAAAAAGATTAGCAACAAATCTTTAAGGTGGCATGATCTAAGACATTATTATGCTAGTAAAATGCTAGAATACTTTGGTGATGATATTTGGACAGTATCAAATCTTATGGGCCATAGTGATATTAAGATTACACAAAATGTCTATGGCCACTGGATGCAAGACCTAGCTAGAAAACAAAAGCTGCAACAACAGATTGCAAACATAAACTTCTAATCAGAACTACGAAGCTCTACAACATTGTCTAAATTTTGTAGAGCTTTTTTTAACGCTTCTTCAGATCCAAAAAAATCTTCTAATGTTCTCCTGGTAATATATCTTTTACCGCCATCCATTATACAATCTATAGATCCCTTGTTGCACATTCTAATTGTTCTATTGTATTCAGCTCCTTTTGGTTTACATGGACCAAAAAGAATTTGAGTAGCTTCTTTCATACTAAACAAAGCTTTATTATAAATCGTCAAAACCATTTACTACCTCGTCTTTTGTTTCATATCTTAGATCGTTACAAAATGCCCTGGTCCTTGCGATGTTCATTTGGTTATCGCCTTGCAGCTGCACTGACAATTCCATCCCCAGGTCTTTAATTTGTTTATGAATATCCTCTATAGATTTTTGCTGGCTTTCGGTAGGTGGATGCGGTCTTTTCAATTCATCATCCCAGCCATTATCAAAGTTAAGCCAGATACTGACCTTAACTTTTTGACTAAGGTTATCCTCAGATGCAGATACTGCTCTTTGAAATTTCATATTTGTATTTGAAAATTGTGGTGAGTTTCCCATTGTTGCTCCTATTGTTGTAGTGAATCTAATTTTCTTTGGTAATGTTCCTGGATCTCGCCGTACATCCTGGGAACTTCCGCTTTCATATTTTTGAGAACATCTTTGTTTCTGTTAAACCAGTGCATACACATACTTTGTGATTTAAGCTCATCGATGTTTTTCAAATAATTTTCAGTTATTTTTTGCCATTGCTCCTGGTCTTTTTCTTCTTTTTCAGTTTCTTCTTTATGTCCTGGAGGATCTTTTTTAATTTCTTTTTTATTTTCATTAATATTTTTTTCATTGTTATCCGCCTTTTCTATTTCATTTACGCTTGCCATTTCACCGCCATGCAAAGCAGCAGCAGTAGCCAAAGCCCTACCTAAGCTGCTTGTCATGCAGTTTTCTATTGCTGAAGTTTTATTAACCAGGGAACTACCTCTTATTTCTTCAGCGTGTCCTACGCCAATAGGTGTTTCTGGGTTATCTCTATCTATGATGCTGGTTTTTGTAACAACACGCTTACCATCATCAACCAGGATCTCCTCAACAATTCCATATCTAAATCCAAAATGTTTTCTAAATATCTCCAGGCGTGAAGCCACCATGCTATATTCTTTACCTTTTAAATTTATAGTTTTAAGGTTTAGTGCTTCTAATATTTCTTTCAGCTCACTCATCTTTCATCCTCGCTACTTGTTCGCCCTGGGTTGTAATTAACCAGGACAATTCCTGGCATCCTCTTTTGTTCTTTCTTTTGTTGCCTGGCATAATTAATCCATACTCATGCAGCTCAGTTAGCCTGGGCCTTACAGATACAATATATCCGTCAATGTCATCGACTATCTCAGATCCAGTTATACCTACTGGCCAGCCAGCTTTTGCTACAGATCTAAGGACCGCCAGGCGCATATTCTTTATCTTTGGTAGTATGAAATCCAAGGCCAGCTGCTCTGTTTCCCTGGCGTTATTATGGATGTTAGGAGCTTTGTTTAAATCTTGCATTACATTCCTCCAGGCTGAATTAAAAATAAAAACCAAATAAAATAGTACATAGCGATGCAAAGAATGAAGAAAGCTATGGCTTCAAAAATAAATGACCAGGGATCTTTCATGCTATTCCCCATACTTTATGAGCTTCTTCAATTATTTCTGGTGGATCTGACCAACAAATGTTTGTGAAATCTGGATCAACTAATCTAAAAAGGTGAGCTTTGTCTTTTGCTGCTTTTAATATTTCTTCTGTGGTCCTATGGTTACGAACTATGGCGCTTACAACGTCATGTAGGTAATCATCTTTAAGCTCTGGTGTGTTTGTTTGGTCAAAAATTCTATAGTCTGTAGCGTTAGCATAGACCAGGAAAGGAGGTAGTTTACCATTGCACGCCCAAAAGCCAGCTACCTGGTAAAGCGCAGCTTGTTCAAAAGGGCCAGATAAGCTGCTTGGTAAACTGCCAGCTGAAAAACCAGACTTTGTTTTTTTAGATACTCTTGACCATTTTGTTTTAAGATCTCCACGCCTATTGTAATCTGGCCTGGTGTTGTGTGGCAGCTCAGTACCAGGTAAGTTTTTAATATATTCTATTTCACCAACAATTTGATTATCCCTGGCCATTGCTTCTTGCAAACCAGCTGCTGCATTTTTTATTACTGGCTCCAGCTCATCAATATACTTAACCTTTTTATCTGCATCAGCTCCATCATCCCAGGTGCGAGGTTTGTATTTGTTATATGATTCTATTGCCTGGTCGATTGCATCACCAGGATCCGTGTTACTTAAAAGTATTGCATCAGTAGCTTCTTGAACAGTACGGCCACCACACATTGCAGCATTGTCCTGGCCATTAAATTTTTGCTCAAACTTTTGTATAATCTTCCAGGCACTATCTCTTAAATGCTGGCTGGCATCTAATTGTTGATATATTTCCCAGGCTTCAGCAAGAGCTGGCCTTACATGAACTTTATCAAATAAAGCTTTACATCTAAGTTTTGATTTTGGATTAGAGTGCCAAAGATAGTTAAACCTTGAAGCATAACCAGGTGTTTCTGTGAATGTCATAGTATCTCCTAAATTAGATTAGAAGATCCTATTATAACTTGATTTCTAAAGTCAAGAGGGTTGACTAGAACTTTTTTTCAATAACTCCAACAAGGTCTGGTCTAAAGATGCAGCCTACAATAGGGCATGACCAAACAAGATTTAATCCAGTTCTTGTTTCGTTAATTTCAGCGCCTGGTTTAACAGATTGATCTAAGTTTGTATGGCTATCGGTGTTAAATCCGATTGAAAATGTGCCGCCTGGTTCTGGGTAAACAACTCCAAATTGCGGCACTTTGTTTCCATCAATTAAAAATATGCTTAAATTCATGTAACATTCTTGAGCAACTTCACTTTTATTGATTGGCGATGAATCAAACATATACATTCTATCATTGGCCCACTTTTTTGCATTGTTAGTGTGTCTTGCTATTACAATGCGCCTGGTATCTTCAGTAGGAAAGGGCAAATAAAAAGCTCTTTCTTTTTCAACTGGTGTAATAATTTCAACATTTTCATTGTCTAAGTAGCCAAATAATTGTGTAGCTTTTTGAACAAATAAAATGTCCTGGGCGGTACAATCTAAGATCATTGCATATTCTTCTGCATCTTTTAATGTAAATTGTAATGCACCGCTTATATGTCTTGAAACTGTTTCTGGTCGAATCCCTTTACGCTCAGCTACTTCTTTATTAAGTAAACCAGATCGTCTAATCATTGTTTCAAGGTTGTTTGGCATTTTTATTTCTGTTGTTTTAGCTTGTTCTCTTTTAAAATTTAGAATCGTCATTATATTCCTCTCATGCACCAAATTTAAAGCTATATTTTTTTTTCAATATATGTACCTATATCAACCTTGTTGTTACAATATGTTGCGGTAATTAACATGCTAACCGCTATATGATGTATTAAGTAACACTAATTGATATATTTACTAAAGATTATGACTTCTAACGTCATTATTGTCAAATTAATAAATACTATTGACGTTTAAAATCATTCTATGTTACTTCTAAAAGCATGACACTAGAAGAATACAGATTAGAAAATAATTTAAGTTACAAGAAATTAGCTGAAAAACTGGGTTTTAAAGAAGCTACAGTAGCTAGACGATGGTGCTTACCAAAGCAGCATAATCAAGCACTTACGCCTAGTCCTAAACATTTAAGTTTAATTTTAGAAGTAACTATGGGATCGGTTACGCCTAATGATTTCATTATCCGCAGAAATTGATTCGGAAGATACTGTTCATCTACGAATCGCCAGGTGGCTTGATGTAATGCTTCCGCCTGGGTCTGTTTGGCATCATTCACCAAATGAGGGCAATCGTCATGTGTCTTTCAAAGTAAAGCAAAAACGTATGGGAACAAAAGCTGGCTGGCCAGACATAGAAATATTTGTGCCAGGAGATCAAACTTTGTGCGGAATATCGTTATCAATATTTATTGAGGTCAAAGGCCGTAAAGGAAAGCCAACAGTAAATCAGTTAGCTATCAGAGATAGGCTGGAAGAAGCTGGAGCATTTTGGGCCTTATGTAGATCTGTTGACCAGGTACAAGAATTTTTAGAGGGATTAATAAAACTAAGGGGGAAGTGATGGTAGAATCAATAAGAACTGGTGCAAATCATGCAGCAATGCTTTTCAAAGAGCTGAAGAAAAAACAAGTGCCGTTGACGGCAGCAGAACTTGCAGCTGAAAGAGCTGCCTGGAAAGAACAAGAGCTGAAAGTAGATCATGCAGATAGGGTGATTAAATGACACCGCAACAATATGCAGAAGTTGCTGCACAAATATTAAAAGATAGAGCTGACAAGCTTGGTGATTACCAGGAACTTTACGAAAACCTGGCAGCAAGATTAAATTTAAGTTTTAAAAATAAATTAAAACCTGGTGCAAAGTTTTATGCCAGTGATGCAGTAAAATTTCATATTGAAAATAAATTAGCCAGGATGGATTGCGGAGAAGCTAACTCTGACCACAATTTAGATGGCGGAAATTATTTTTTTATTCATGGGGGGTTGACAGATGAATCACGATGACAGTAGAATTTTTGTCAAGCCAGGTAGTGCTAAGCTTAGCGCTAATCTTAGCAATCCTAAATATTCCTTAAATAAAAAACAAAGATTAGCTAACTTAGCTAAGATAAATAACTTAGCAAAGCTAGCAGTTAAGAACACAAATACTAATTACCAGGCTGCCGTGCAAAGAAGCGCAAAGTTTCCAATAGATGAGCTGAAAAGGCGTGTCCTGGCAAAGTTACGAAGAACATATAGCGAAGAAGCTTACAAAGATTTAGTTATTAACCTTGAACATTTACCACCTTTTGAAAGGCTGGATTGGCTAAAGGAAATGGATGATAAGCTTAGACGTAAAAGTTGAAAGAGCATTAAGATCACAAGACAAGCTTGCTATAGATCAGCTGCATGATCTTTTCCTGGAAGCAGCTGAAACTGAAAGAAAGTTGCCTGGCGTAATTAGAAAGCAGAAGATGGTGCATTGGCCAGATTATGTCAAAGAATGGTCTGCTTATGGTTATAGCTCTTTTGAATCTCCCAGGCTAAAAGCATCACCAGAACAGATAACCAGGTTAGATAAAGCTATTACTATGGGATTGTCTATGAGTGAAGCTGATCGCAGACTAATCTGGGCCGTAGCTCATTCAGCTGCATTTAGAGATCGTGGCGCAAAATGGACCAAGATAGCAAAAATCCTAGGATTAAATGATCCTAGGATTGTTAAGCGTAGATACCAGGATGCCCTGGTTAGATTGTATTACAAACTCTAAACGCCAAGTGCTTTTAAAGCATTTTCAGTGCTTGTATATTCCCATTTAACTTTGGCATTTTTGGCCATCTGTAAAGCAGCACTGTTTTTGATTGCATGGATTAACCAATAAGCATCAGTGTGTGTCCAGTTATCAACCTCGCAGCACTGATACTCTAAGCATTGAGCCATGTTGTAGATGTCTGCTGCGGTCAATTCTGGAACTCCATAAAATCCCATCATGCTTTTGAATTTCTGAAGCTCAGCAAAACATTCATTTGGAAACAACATTAAATGCTCAAGATACTCAGCGCTATAATGCTCATTGTTGTGGCCATACTTGGCATCAACACTATCTACGTTAGCTTTGGCAAGAACAGTACAAAAGTTTTTGGGAGTGTTGTTGATTTCTTGCTTAGTGTGAATGTTGTAGCAGTGCATTAATGGCATTTGAGTGTAAGCGACTAATGCTGCTATGTGTTCTGGGTTTACGATAAATGCGCTCATAGTTTCTCCTTAGTTGTTGATAAGTGTTTCAGCATGATCCTTGGCAAGATCAAGCTTAGAAAATGTGTGGCCAGTGCCTTTTCTGTACTCGCCGCACTTAGTTGTTTTGTAGACCTCGTAAGGCCAAAGAGGTCTGTTGCCAAAGTTTTTAAGGATCCAAACTGGCGCAAACTTGTGTTTGTACCAGTATGGCTTGCCAGCAAATTTCTCAGCAATTATCCAGTTGTTAATCAAGCAGCTGCTCCGTTAGTTGCCTTGACCATGCCTTTGGCCATGAACTCCATGAAGTGCATAGGATCTCCATTGAAGAAGTCGATCTTGACAAAGTTGTCTTTGATCTTGGCTTTTGTTTCTGGATCTAACTTTTTGATCCAGGCAATGACAGTGGCAGTTTCTACGATGTGAAA